GCCTCTTCCCCTGCTTGTGGAACTTGATCAACAGCCGTTTCTGCTCCCATTTCAGCCGGCTCTGCAACTATGTCTAATTGCTCTCTGTAACCGCTATAAATGTTAAGTATTAATTCTTTAGGCATTTCTATTTTAACTACCCAAATTGGATGTCTATCAAGTTTACCCTTTTTAGTGCCTGGGCGAACATCATCTGGCTCTTTAATTTGTCTTGGTTTAAGTACGTATGTTTTTTCGTAAGCAACTTTGCAATCGTAATCTAATAGTCTTTTTCCACCCATTGGATCTGGCATTTTTTCTCTAGGCCACATAAATTCACAAACCACCCAATGTTTTTCTATATTAGGACCAGAAGCTAATTCACCATCTTCCCAATTTTCATATACGTAAATATCTAGTTCATCTAGTACTCTTTCGAAATCTTTTAGAACGCTAAAAGCGGTATCGCTATTATAGATATTATCGATATTTTTTACAATGTCCATTACGTCTTGCATTATTGTCGCTCCTGTACACTTATTTAGCTATTATGTATTCATATAGTAGTAGTTTTGTTTTTCGGCTAACTCAGTAAATACTTATGTAGAGACAACAATGTTGTGTTTACGGCACAATAACGTTGTTCTTTATAGTCAAAGTGACTCATAAAGGAGGACTGCATGAGTAGTAATAAGAAGGCCAAACGGCATTTTCAGAATAGCAATATTATTAATTTTCAACCACATAAAAAAGACGTTAAAATACTACCCCGAAATAGAAACCAAGAAACATATATGCTAAAACTACAGGATCCGCAGAAAGACATAGTCTTCGGTATAGGTCCTGCAGGAACCGGTAAAACGCTATTAGCGGTACAGGTGGCTGTTAAGTTATTTCGTAATAGTATAGTTGATAAAATTGTGGTTACTAGACCAGCAATTAGTGTTGATGAAGATTTAGGATTTTTACCCGGAACAATGGAACAAAAAATGGCACCGTGGACGATGCCAATTTTTGATGTATTTAGAGAATATTATAGTCAGTATGAAATACAGAATATGATAAACGAAAATATTATAGAAATTGCTCCATTGGCATATATGAGAGGTAGAACATTTAAAAATGCATTTATTGTTGCAGATGAAATGCAAAATGCTACTGCTAGTCAAATGAAAATGCTATTAACTAGATTAGGTACAAAATCACAAATGGCCGTAACAGGTGATTTACGACAATCTGATAGAATATCAAGTAACGGATTGTTAGATTTTATAAAACAATTGGAAAGATTTCCAACAACTAAACATATAGATATTGTAAGGTTTAGACAAAATGATATAGAACGGAGTAATGCTGTTAGAGAAGTCCTTCAAGTATATGGTGATGAATAAATAATTGCATGATTAAGCAATTAACACAATTATTATTAGGAATCTTAATTATTAGCGGATTTGTTGTATTAATATATTACGTCTAATCAGTATCGCCGGGCAGATGTAAATCGTGAGCATCTACGATATAATTTTTCTTTTCGTGTTGCCAACGTGTCCAACCGGCAAAAATAATATTTTTTAATCCTATAATAGCATTATGTCTGTCAACGGCGGTGTTGCTTAATTTACCCGTTTGGGCAACAATCGTTTCTCTTTTAATAGGAATAACTTGACATAAAGGTTCGCCTAGTTTAATAGTTGTAGGTTTAATTTCTTTTAGCATAATATTAATAGGACTTACTAAAGCACCTATGTCATGATCAATTACACCCGGAATTGCTTCGTAATTTCTGTCCTCCCAATAGAACATTGGTAGGTACATTAAAGTCCAGCCTTTGGCCGCCCACATCTTCCATGGGTTATCTAATTTTACGGCCGCTCTTACGCCGAAGTTTTTTAATAAATCTTTGCTTATTTGATCTACTGGATGATAAGCACTATTATAGTTAGGTTCAGAATATCTAGTAGTAACACTTAATCCGTCTTCACTTGGAGTAATTTCTATATCACACCAAGCAGGAATAACATAGCCTGTTGACATAAAATCACCAATACCTGGGCAGGCTTTTATACTTTTATCGCTGTCAATTAAATGCTTTGCCTTCTTAGTATATGTAGGCATATTTTTCCATGCTTCAGGCATGAAATCTTTAGCAGGTTTAATAGGGGCGTGTTTTCTTACAGCCCAATTTTCTGTTTCAAAAAATAATATAGGTTTAGTCATTTAATTCGTTTATTATAGGAAAGATTCCTGCTATTACTTTGGCACAAGCATGAGCAATATCCATGTGTTCTTTCTGTGTACCATGCCCGCCACGTAATTCAATATAATGAACCCACGAACGAAGTGTGCCGTTCATATATAGTCTTGTTTTAGTTAAGCCTTCGGGCAATACGACTCTTGCTTGTTCTTTAGCAATACCTTGGTCTAATGCCCAATTGTATGCTTCTTTACATTGTTCAATTATTCCTTTTTGTCTGTTCCCCCAAGCTATTTGTAATGCATCATCATCAACTTCTATAGAGTTTTGTCTATTTTTTGGATCTTGTAAACGTGCTTCTCTAAAAGTAAATGCTTCTTTCATATCTTGTGGATCTGCATAACGTTGACTAAATTCTTGAAAGGAAAATGATCTGTGTCTTACTATTTGGTGGGCTATATCTCTTGTAGTATTAATTTCAAGACAAGCACTAACCATTTCTAATGGTGACCAATGTTTATGCTTAATCAAATACTTAATAAGTTTTGCACTTGTAAAAGTATTCATTTGATTAGCAGGATTGCTAACCCTAGCACAAAAGGCTATTAAGTCTTGAGCGTCTTCTAGTCCTTCTTCTAAAAAATCATCTGATGGTTTCGAATACGAAACTAATTTTACACTCATCCTGTCCTCATTATAATATGTACACCAAATGGTGTAATACACGGGGGACCGATATCATCTTTCTGAATATTTTTACAAGCATTAGAAAATTCTGGCACCATAGACTCTTCTTCAAACCAATTAAGATCTCCGCCTCGTTCTTTACTTGGACAAGCACTATTTTCTCTAGCCGCTTGTGCAAAAGATATTCCACCAGATTTTAATTGTTTTATTAATTCTTCAGCTTCAGTCATTGCTTGTGCAATTCCTCTGCTATGTGTAGGCGGGCTGGCTTGTCTATGACTTAATAAAATATGTGAAGCTCGTAATTTCACTTAATCTCCTTTACCTGGCGCATCACTAAAGAATTCCATCTTTCCAGGAACGTTTTCCCATTCCTTAACATCTTCTGGAACATCTTCTTCTCGTTTCTTTGTGATGTTTGGCCACGTATTACAATATTTTTCATTTAATTTTAACCATTCACCATTGTCATCCATGCTATCTGGAATTATTGCTTCTACAGGACATTCTGGTTCGCATACACCACAATCAATACATTCGTCAGGATGTATAACCAGCATATTTTCGCCTTCGTAAAAACAGTCGACTGGACAAACTTCAACACAATCCATATGTTTACATTTGATACAGTCCTCATTTACTAGGTATGTCATCTTTCTTACTACTTTTTTCCTTTTCTTCTACAAGTTGGTCAATTACTTGTTTAGCATTTGCCAGCGATTCTGTCAAGTGCATAGTAAGACCTAATATACTGGCTCCTTCACCTCGTAAGCCAGTCCAAAACATTCTATAGTCGTCCGGATTTTTTTCCCTTGGAAAATTGTCCGCCTCCATTAAAAGGTTTCTAAACTTATTTACAATTTCTTCTTGTCTTTCTGCTGTATAAAGGTTCATAAACGATTCAACTTTATCATAGTTGCGGCCAAGTTGATTTCTGGATCAACAACTAACGTGTGGTCAACTAAACCTTGTTTAATAATTATGACAGCTTCGTCTTGCTTATCACTATCACCGAATAATTCTATATTATCATATAGCCAACGATATACGTCTTCCATTTCTTCTGCTTTTGCAGACCCACAAACTAATTTTCTTGCTTCAGTTATTTTACCTGCTTTAAATAACTCAACCATATCTAATTTCCAGTCAGCTTCTCCTTTATCCATTTCACTTGGTTTAAGAAGAATACCTTCTTGGCTATTCATTTGTGCCATATTGATACATTTACGTAAATCAGGATATGTAGCTTTTACATAAGTGTCAAGTGTATCTATATCTGGAGTAACACCTTCTGTAATAAGAATTTCTGCTACACGAGCCGTAAACTCATTTTGATCAATACGTGCAATATGAAAACCTTGACATCTGCTATGAATTGCTGGAATAACTCTGTTAGGATAATTACACGTTAAAATAAAACGTGATGTTAAATGATATTCTTCCATTACGCCACGTAATGCCGCTTGTGCGTTCGGACTTAAATAATCTGCTTCATCTAGTAATACAACTTTAAAATCACCAAATGGTATCATCTGCACAAAATTAATAATTTTGTCTCGTACATCATCAACACTATTAGTTCTACTTGCATTTATTTCAAGTATATCATACTCGTTGACTTCTAATTCGTTAAAAAGAATTTTTGCAAGAGTTGTTTTACCAATACCAGCATTACCACTAAAAAGTAAATGCGGAATTGATTTCTCTTTGATCCAATTTTTTACTTGTGCTTTTTGATGTTCATCTCTAAACACATAACCATCTATAGTTTTCGGTCTATATTTTTCTACCCAAAGTTCTTTCATTGCCTACGATTCTCCTGCCCAGCCGCAACCAAAATTATAAACGTATATGCAATTGGCCAAGCCCAACCTATTAAATTTCCGGTGAGATGTAATACCATTAGTGCAATTCCTGTTGCTCCAACAGTTCCTATACTAAAATGTTGCATTGGTAATTTCATAAAACTCTCCACAGTTTATGTTATTATAATACAAAATGTTCTGTGTGTCAAGTGTTAATTTAGGATTGTAATGATAAGCCGTTAAAAATAAATCCAATTGTACATCTAGGACTTACTTTTTTTGGTGGTAAACCTTCATGTAGATAACTACTTGGAAATATAACACATCTTCCTTTTTTGAAATCAACAGAATGGAAAATTTCATCCTTATTCCAAAATTGCATACCTGTATCCCCTTGTAGAAAATATACCATTGTATGCGACGGTTTCCAATTTGGATCTTTCATTTGTTCACTATCGTCAGGTGCGTCCGTATGTTTTCCACCAAAATGTTCTTCTGTAGTTAAGTTAATTTGACATTGGTTTAATTGTAAATCTTCTGTAACGTTTTTAAAAAGTTTTGTCTTAGCATGATGAATGACTGTCCACATAGCTTTAAGTTCCCAAGGCATATCAGCTAGAAAATTAGTATGACTAACTAAAACTCCGTGTTGAATTTCGCGTGTCCATTGTTCGCTAAATGTTCGATGTCCTTGATCGTATCCTAATCCCCTATGTCCAAATCGTAATGGAAGATGAGGAATGACTGCTTCTATTTGTTCTTGTAAAAACGCAGGTATTAAATCGTCTAAAATTAAAATATTATTTTTGTTCATTCGTAACTCCCCAATTATCTATATTATCTTGGTTAAAAATAGAATGAATAATCCTACGTTCTTTTGCAAATGGTGTAGCTTCTCCACTAAAAATATAACCTATAGTAACACGTGGACTTACTTCTTTTGGAGGTAACCCTTGATGTATATATTTGCTAGGAAATATAACCATTCTTCCTTCTTTCCAAGGAACTGAATGACATTTATATGAAGACATCTCTCCTGGATGATTTTTAAAATCATCCTCATACCATGTTAAATCTTTTGTGCGTAACCCACCATCTTTGTTAGCCATCTCTTTTGTTCGTTGGAGTTCAGCATCATATTCTGCTTCTGTAACTGTTCCTTTAGTTACACCGTGCGATAGTTTTGCTAGTTTAGGATTTAAATGTTCAGGATTATTAGACCAAAACTCCATACCCGTATCGCCCTGTAAAAAATACACCATTGTGTACGCAGGTGCATCTTCTTGAATATCAACGTGTAGTCCACCTGAATGTTTTTTAGTTGTTAAGTTTATTTGAATTTGATTTAATTGAAGATTACCAACTGTTGGAGCAATAAGTTTTCTATTTTCATTTAATACTAACCATATAGCCCATAATTCCCAAGGAGCATCTTTGGGGTCTGTATTATTAGCATATCCCCATTGTTTACTCCAGAATTGATAACCCTGATAAGGACCAAGTCCTCTATGACCGAATTTTAATGGATGGTTTAATGTTGTTTCTTTAGCTTGTTTGTGGAGCCAATCCGGAACAAGATTGTCTAAAACGTAAACGTCCTTTGAAATATCTTCAAAGGTCTCCGTCTTGTCTGTTTTCGGAGTCGTTAATGTTAAATTTTCCGCCGGGGTATCTTGATTCAAGTTTTCTGACATTTTCTTCAATTACTGTATTAGGATCAAGGCCAAGAGACCTACAAGCATTAGACCAATACCACATAATATCGCCCAGTTCTCGCTTGAGATGAAATACAGTTTCATCGTTAAGTGGTTTACCTTGGAACAAGCATTTTTTAACAATTTCACTAAATTCACCTCCTTCACTCGATAATCCAATTGACGCTGTTAATAATAATGGAATGTTAATACCTGTTGCATTTTCTAATTCTTGTACTCGTCCAAAAAATGCACCAGACTTGTTACTTTCGACTGATGTAACTTTTTCAACGAATTCTTCGTATCGTTTTAAATCCAACATAAGCACCTTTTTAAATAATACTATCTTGGTCCATATCGCCTAAATAAGCATCATCTGGATCTTCTTTTTGCCAGGCTAAAATGCCTTCAGCTTCTATTGTACGCAGAACAGCAACTTCTTCTTCATCTGGAAGTTGCATATTAAATCCTCTTGTCCAACGTCCATGTTCTACAAGAACCCAGTCACCTACTTCAAATTCGTCTCTATTCTCGTGGCCTTTAGCATACACTTTACCCCAACGTGGTTTAACACCGTGTGACTTGCCGTCGTCGGAAGGAAGTATAATTCCACCTTTAGTTACCATTTCGTCAAAGTTCATTTGACGAACAATAACTCGATCATGTATTGGTTTAATATGACCGCTATAAACTGTGATGGCCCTTGGGGGGCCGCCCATCAGTCCTAAGTCCATTGTTAGTCACCTTTTTGTACAAAGTTGCCATCAGCATCTTCAACCCAATCGCCTGTTAGCAATTCTTCGTCTGGTTGTTTTGCTTCAGTTTTAACTTCTACTGAAGTTGCTTCTTTAACTTTTGTTGCCGCTTTAGCTTTAGCTTTAGATTTTGTAGGTTTCTTTACTACAGTATCTTCTTTTTCAACAATATTAACTCCACGTCCAGGTACTTCATCTGGAACTGCTTGTGGATGGTCTCTGTAATAGTCGGCCATAACTTCTTCACGCTTACGAACAATTTTGCCACCTGGGCCTAATTCATCGCCGCGAGCGTTAACACGAACGTTACCTACTGCTGGTGTTAATTCATTTTTTTGACGTAACAAGTCCATATCAATAGCTTTACCTTGCATTGATACGTGTTGTTTACGACCGGTTTGTTTAACTGCCATTGTGATCTCCTATTATGTACGTATTTATCTCATGAACTCATGCCAGTCTAGTCCATACTGGATTGAGTCAATTTTATGAATTCCAATTAAGTATAGCACATAACTTGCTACACTTGATCCTCGTCCTACACCCCATACAATGTTATTTTCTCGCATAATGTCTACCAAATACACAAGGAATTTTAGTAAGTTTACAAGATCACGTTTTTTGTATTCTGCATATTCGTCGTTTAGTCTTGTTGTTTCAGTAGTATTTGTACACTTTTGTTCTAAATAAGAATACATATCCATATTTTTATATTTGTCTGGCATAAACCATTGTGATTGTAAAGCGTCATCAAATTGTTTTTGGTTATATGGGAGTGGTTGGTATTCTTTTAATGGTAAAAAGTTAAAACCAAGTTCTTTAATAGATTTATTGTATAGATTGGCGTCACGATTTGGCTCTACTAAGATCTTAGAGAGCTTATCACTATTTCCTTCGTAAATTAAATTTACAATATCTTGATTGGTGAATCGTGGTACACCGAGATCATCTACTTTCATGTTTCTCATTTATAAAGTATTTTAACTGATATCGATCAGTTTGTCAAGACCTTTATTGTCATTTCCTAAAAGTCTTGCTTTAATTTGGCGTTCGCTGATCTCTAACTTATAGCTATTCATCAGTAATTGGATTTGGCTTTTTGCGTCTGGGTTGCGGGTTTGGAAAAATTTTTTAGTTAAATCTGAAAGTTTTTCGTCGATTTCTTTGTCAGAGAGTTCAGAAACGTTTTGAGTAAATGGGTGTAACATACCCTACCTATTAAGTAAACGTACTAACGTAATGAGCAAATACTGTAGTACCTCCGTCAGCAGTCCAAACGTCAATAACCATTGGATTTTCATTACTGGCTACAACAAATGGTGAAGGAAAACTTGCATCATATTTAATAGCACCGCCGCCCTCTGTTGCCCAAGTAACTGTTCGGGCAGTACTGTCGCCAAGTGTGTCTAATAGCATTATACGAATTCTAGCAACTTTATTAGCAACAGGCCAATCTGTAAAGGTTAGTGTTATATTGCCCCCTATAGTAAATGTTTGAAAATTACCATTTGCAAAACTAACATTTTGAGGAGCAACAATTGTACCGCCAGCATACAGTTTTTCTGTATTAGCGACAAAATTCCCACCGGTAAGATCATTACCTAAAAGGTCATTAGTAGCGTTTAGTTTGGCTGTATTTGTTTGTAGGTCTTCAATTTCACTTTTAGCCGCAGTAAAGTTATTCTTTACGGTGCTAAAATTGTTACGGAAGCCCTGGCTATCATTATCCTGACCTGCTATAGGATATGTAGCATCAATGCTGGTATCGTCAATATTACTTGCCATTTGTGTTCCTCTCTATTATTTATCGCCTTTAAACATTAAAGGCATAGTTCCCGAAAGGTATATACTGCTCATAGCTATTTCCTTCGGTTGCATCTATTATATATCTGTCAATTTCAAAGTCCAATATTCTAAAATCAAAGGTACTATTAGCAATATTTAATGCTATAGTGGCACTTTCTCCGGGATTACAAAAACATAATGGAATAGCTGTTACAAAGCCTAATTCTTGAACTGAAGTACCTTGAGCTGTAGTCATCCATAATGGTAAGAAATCACGTTCAGTAAGTCCAACTGTTTTTACATTTTCACGCATATTTGTTACATTGGTAATATAGCGTTCAGTATTAAGTGCTTCACTAATTCTTATAGCATTACTATCAGTTTTAACTGGAGTAAATCTAGGTCTAAATCTAAATGGATCACTTGTTGTTGTAGCAATCTTTCCAGCTTGTATAATATTTCCATTCTGTAATTGTACAAATATAGTTCCATTAGCATCAAGAATTACTGTTCCATTATTTCTAGTAATAATTTCAAGATCGTTTCCAAATGCTACTACTTGAATTTTTTGTCCTAATGAATTTTCTATTTCAAATATTGCAATACCGGCCCCTTCTTTAGTAATATCATCGAATGCTTCATAGTCAACACTATCTACAGTAATTTCTTGTCTAGTTTTAATACTTAAAGCAGACTTAACTTTTGTGTCTGTTGTTGAATCATATGGGTCAATTACTTCTAAGTAAACAACTTCATATTGAATATCATTTGTTCCGGCTTTTTTAGCTACTGCCGTTTTAATTGAACCTAATTTAAATCGTTTTCTAGAATGATTCTTTCTTGATACTGCAACATATTCTCTAACTTCTTTAGTTTCAATTCCTGCATAAATTAGCATTTTAATTTCTTTTTGTAAACCAAATGCTGGATCATTAGGTCTATAAATTTTAGCTGGAGTAAAAATATTAGGATCTCCGATAAAGTTATTATAAACTGTACGCTGTTCTGGTTTTAAGAAAGGTTTAACAGATAAGTTACTGTAACTTATATTGTCCGGATCAGTAACTATAATATTATAGTTCTGTGATAACACGCTAAATCCAAAACGGTCTCGTGCTTCAACTTCAAATATAAATTTTCGATCAATAGTAGTTGTAGAACCATCAAGCAATAGTAAATTATTATCAATAGTTGTTAAACCTTTAGTCCATTCACCTGAAACAGCATTTTGGCTTCTAAACTGATTTACTTTACCAACAATTTCTCCATTTGGATTTAATTTTAATCCTGGAGGTAGTTCTCCACCAAGAATTCTATATAATACTTTACTAGTAATTGATTGAGCAATTATTTTTGCCCCTACGCTAAATGTACTAATAAAGTTTGCTTTAATAGTTCCTAGGTCTGGCATAGTTACCCATACAATAGAACTTTCAACTTCACCTAGTATTTTAACTGTAAATGTTTTTTGCTTTGCCGTTAATAATGTTGCTTGACTAGTAAAGCGTCTTGCTTCGACTGTAAATTTATATTCTTTGGTAACTGCTGGTTGATATGGAACTCGTCCTGCAATTTCTCCAGTACTAACATCTAATGCCATTCCTGGAGGTAACACACTAGGACTTTCATCGTCATTATATTGTTCTAAATAATATCCTAGTTCTCCAACAATAGTATTAGGATCAAATACATCTAAGTAAATTGTTACATAATTGTTTGCTCGTTTATATCCTATGTTAGCAGGAGTTAACCAAACAGGAGTTCTAAGGAATGTATTATCAGCTGTAAAGATTCCTGTACCAACTTGCATAATTGTATTATCTGCACGTAAGAAATCGTCACCAACTAGGAATATTATAAATTTTCTTTTTACAATTGTATCACCATCACTAACACTTACTCTAAATTCAAAGAATCTGTTAAGTTTCTTTGGACTTTGTGTTGGAATAGATTTATCATATCCTGTAGTATCATAAAAGAAACTTTCATAACCATTAGCACTTCTTAATCCAAAGTCGAATGGAAAACTATCAAATTGTGTAGTATCATAAAAGCCACTACCAGATCTTAAATCTAATGCTAAAATAGGATCAACTATTCCTATAAGTCTTCCTTCTTCAGTTAGTTTTATACCTGGAGGTAATGTGCCATCTCCATCAGCAATAAAATATTCAAGTTCGTCACCTGCTGGTAAATCTGGATCAATTGCTTGTAGTTGAAAGTCAACAATACTGCTATCTATAATATAAAAAGAATTATTAGGTCCTAGTGGAAGTTTACCTTCATTAGTTGTCCAAACAGGTTCATCAGGACCATTTATAATAATATTATATGTTCTATCAGCAATTCCGGCAGAGTTTGTAGCTCGTAATACAAATTCAAATGTAGTGCTACGTTGGACTTCAAATGGTGTTCCTATAATTTGATTTTCTTCTAATCTTAATCCTGGAGGTAATTGTCCACTTATTAAACTTACAATACTTGTATTAAGTGCAATAGTTGTAATAGAGCCTGCTTCTAAAAAGATAGCAGGTGCAGTAGTTACTACATACGTCATAAATGCTTGAACAATTTCTTGCATAAATGTTTCTAATGTATGTCCTGTTCCAGTTTTATAATGTGTTACTCGTCCACCTAAGTAGCTATAATAGTAAGTATTATTTGTTCCGTAGAATACACCACCTGCATCTGGAATTATACCACCTGTGTATCCTTGACTTTTTGCTAAAGCAAATGCAGATTCTTGAGCAGATAAAAATGTTACGCCATTAGCAACACCACCATTGTATGGAATAACATTGTCATTTTCTCCATGAATTGTTAACATTCTTTTATTTTGTAATGGAACTGTAGCTGTATTATAATCTGAAGCATTAGGACCAGTTTGTGTTGTTGGAAAGAAAAATGTATCGTTACGGTATTGTGGATCAAATAATTGTGTACTAATCGTTACATATGAATGAATATCTGTGTCGTCAATTTCAATTAATGCTCTATTCACCATTCCTGCACCAGTATCAAACCCAACAAATTTTATTTTGCTTTGATCAACATTATTAAATCCTTTTAATGCTGTAACTAAATCTTTGAGCATATCAATATCAGGTGCTTTAGATGTTTCAGTTGCAAGATTCCATGTATTATTATATCCTGATGGAGCAACTAAAATATGATCACCTAAATAGTTTTCCCATATAGTAATTTCATTACTACCTATTCCGCCACTTCCGTGTAGTAATATAGCTACTGGTATTTTTTTACCTGTAAGAGCAGGAATAGTAGGAATTCTAATAGATATAGGATATGTATAGCCGCTTGGTTCTTGTGACCAAGTTTTAGTTATATCTATGACTGTTGAATTTATTAGTGTAGGTAAGGGATCGCTACTTAACGCGGTTGATTCTGGGTTGAATAATTGTCCAAGGTCAGCACTAGATGGATCTAAAGGTAGATTAACTGTAGTAGTTATTCTTTCCTCTAAACTTGCTAGTATGTGCCCTGATAGTTGTGTCCAAACCGGTAAATTTGCCATATGCTTTGTATCCTATACTTACAGTATTTATCGGATATTATGCATACTTGGTCAAGTTACGTTCGAACTCATGTAGACGCTTCCATATACTGCGAAGCTCTGTGATTGTGGTCCAGTTTTCTAAGAATAAAGCAAAGCCTCCATGAACCTTCTGGAAAGCATTTGATACTTGTACCACTACACCTAATAGTACAGCACCTGTAAATAAACTAGGGCCAACAATTAAGTATGGTACAATAATCATAAATTGATCGTAAGTAATACGCCAAGTGTCAAAGTAGCCATAATGCATATAAAGTCTGTGATAGTTAAAGCGTATACCAGTGAATAGACTCCATAACGTTTCCGGTTGTGCGTAATTGGCTTTATCGTCTTCACCTAATACTAAATCCTTTCTAAATGCGGCTTCTACTTTTTGATTATTATATTCTAGTCCTGGAAGTTTCCAACCAACAAACCATGAAATAACAATGCCGCCTAATGATACAACTAGAGCTGTCCATACTAACGAACCTTCAATATCGCTAAAGAATGGAATTGTAACTGCATCACTTAATGCCCATAATACAGGAATAAAAGCTACTAACGTCATTAGAGCTCGTACAACTTGTAATCCTAAATTTTCAACAATACGAGCAAATCTATTACAGTCTTCTTGAATACGCTGACTAGCACCTTCTATTTCAGTTTTAACATTACGCCATCGTGGAATGTAATCAAATGTAATTGCTTCACGCCAACGCAATCCGTATAAACGGGTAAACCATCCTGTAGCAACTGCGAGTATTACATACGGAAATGCCAGTACAGCGAATGAAGGTTCTCCTTCAAAGCCGTCCTTTAAGTAAGCGATGCTTACTAATTTGTCGTAGAATAATGCTGTACCTATGTCAGCTTTATCTTTATATTCGCCAGCTGTTTGTAATAAGTTATAAAAGCCGCCGTACCATTTATTGATACCAACGGTAATCTGTACTTGAATCCATAATGATATTGCTAATATGGAACCACCGCCCCACGCCCACAAAGCCCATTTTCGACTTTTGTAAAAAGCGCCTATCATTATTTTAAAACGTTAAACGCTTCGTTGTTGTTTAGTTGAGTTACCAACTACGTACGGATAAACAGGTTGGAGGTTTGAATCTACTGTTAAGTAATATGCCCATGTGCCGTTTGGATAATCAGGAGTTTTATTATATCTACCGTTGTATACATCTAAGTGACCAGTACCTACTTGGTATTCATGATCATTAATAAATGTACCAGCAGATTTTTCACCGTAAGTGTAACCACGTCCTGAAGGTTCTGTTGTGTAGTATTGGTATGATGAAGTCATTCTAGTAACTGCGGTTCCTAATTCTGCATTAGCATCTGTATATGAATAAGGTCCGTAAATAGGATATCCATCGAAACAATATCCAAGTATCTTACTGTGACCATCTGGATGTCTAAACTGATCACTATTGTAATTAGTTCCTGTGTAATAAGTTGGTGTTGGGGTTGAATTTGTTAGCATTGTAGCACCCCATGATGCTCCCGTTTCTGCTGAGCCTGTTGGAAGAAACATAAACATTCCAGACATATAATGATATTGTCCGTTAATTTCTGGCCAACCACCTGCGTCGTCACCACCAAAGTTTGTTCTAAATTGTACTGCATTATATTCAAAACCATCACCAGGTGCATCTGTAACTGGATCTAGTCCTGGTGGAACAGTTGTAGGACCTACTGAAGGATTAAAAAATACAACACCATTAGACATAATTCCTATTGGTGTTAAAGGAATTGTTACCTGTGCATTAATAGTATTTTCGCCTCCACGATATATAATAGAATAATTATAAGATTGTGCAGTTGCAGTATTTACGTTTGGTGTAAAATCATTATTTCCGAACGCATTTCCAAACGCCGCCGGATTAGGTAAACCATTTGATGTAATTGTTAATGTAGCCATATCTATTTCCTTACGTTATTGTTCCTGCATCAAAATCTTTTTCGTCTGGCACAAAGAAACTACCAAAGTCTATTTCAGAAATTGCAATTAACCAATCAATAACACTTGTTACTACTAAATTAAATGAACCAAAGTTAAAACCAGCTGTATTAGGAGCAATTAATCTAATGTCTATTCCGTGTACTAATCCAGCTAAATCTCCTTGAAAAGTACCTTGAAAAGTACTTGCTGTTAATGTGCCGCCATTAATAAGATTGTTTCCGTTTGCATCTAAATTTCCACCTAATACTGGAGTAATATCAGTTGACAGTTCAGTAGTTGTATTAACTGTTAGAACATTACCACTAATACTTGTATCAGCACCTGTTCCTCCAAATATATTTAATGTATCACCGTCAACTAACTGCTTAGATCCGGAATCAGATACAACATTTAGTTGTTGTAATCCGCCTAAGGCATTAACTGTAATTCCATTAGTTGAAGCTGTTAATGTAACATTAGCCCCAGATACTAATTTTTTAAATTGTAAATCAGAACCAGCTTTTTGGTAAAAAACTCCTTCACCAACGTTGCCTAAATTACTTGCAGTAGTTGATTCCGGAGATCGTAGATCTAAATCCTCAAAGTTTTGATTAACTTTAATAAACGCTTCACGTAGATCATCACCTGTGCCGTCGTTTGCTAGTGTTCCTATGTTAATATTCTGTAATGCCATTTTATCTCTCTTCTTATGTATTTATTCTATTCCAGCAGTACTACTTCCACTACTACCTTTCCAACCCCATGGGGTAGGACTAGAATATGGCCAATGTAATATTCTATCTGGTGCTCCATATCGTCTTGGAATGGCGTTAGAAGCATTAAAATCTTCAGCTGTTCCAGTATCATATGAACCAGATTTTCCAGTTTTATAAAGGAAATCTTTAAATTGTTGCGCCGTTCCACCTGGATTCATTTGTAACCATAATGCACCTATTCCACAAATTTGTGGAGATGCCATTGATGTGCCACCTATTCGTGCAATATAGTGAGTTGCACTTCCCGGATATAATTGCTTTGAACTATAGCCGCTTACTTGACTTGTAGCACTTGTAATATCATCGCCGCCCGCTATTATATCAATTCGTGGTCCACGTTCACTATCTTGTCTTATATATTCTTCAGTACCAAATAAGCCCTGTTCTAAGTTTGCTACAAAAATACTATCTTCGCTATGTGGTGAACTAGGTCGATTATAATATATAGGCTGACCAGCCGGAACTACTGTACCCCATGTTTCATTCATTGTATAGTAGCTGTCATAAATTCCACTATAGTATGGAGCATTTTCACCTGCACTAGGATGGTATCCATTACCTGCGGCTCTGCAACAAATTACTCCTGCATCTGTTAACTGTTCTTGTTCAACATCTGCCGCTGTATATACCATTGGATGTCTATTGTTAGGACAACCAAATGCTAAGAAGTTAGCACTACTCCATTCTTGTACTGCAATACTTTGATCTACACCTTTGTAAAAAAGAGTTTGTATGTCGGCAAAACTAGCGTTACTATAATACCAACTATAGCCCCAACTTTGATTTACAATTGTAGGACGTTTAAATCCTGTGTTAGCATCAACAGTTTTAGCGTTATGCCAAAGTCTTATACAATCCCAGATGTCATCTTCATTCATACCGGAGGTCCCGCCAAATTTTCTTACTGAATAAATTTTTGCATTTTTAGCCCAGCCGTAAGTTTTGCCTGCGACAATACCTGCAACGTGACTTCCGTGTTCTCCTGCGTTATCTTCTGAAGATTGATTAGTATAATGGGTTGCTGGCATCGAGCCTTCAATAATTGTATTCCAGTCGAATTGTTCAAATCTTGTTTGACCATTTGCATCTTCCCATTCAGGATGTCCTGTAGGATCAACACCATCGTCTTGTATAACAACGTCAACACCTGTACCATCTAACGAATAAGTATAATCTCCTGTATATGTATTAGACGCCGCCGCAGAATCGTATTCTGCGAGAATGTGTCTTTTTAATCCCCAATTAACTGCATCTTGGCCGTTAGTAGTTGATCTATCAAATTGACCAGTTTGTGTTTCATATTTTTGTGCCGCGTCTGGGTGAGGTTTAGTCTGTACCGCGTGTATTCTTGAATCTTTTGATAACTCTGCCGCTTCAGCATCATTTAACAGATAGTGAGTAATTCTGTCATTGGCTTTTTTAGCATAAACTACATCAACAGTTCTAGTTGGAACATTCGTACTAACAGAATCGTCAGTAGAAGTATCTCTTTCTAAGTCGTGTTCTATTTCGGCAATGTCAATACCTTTTTTACTAATAACTAGATATTCTTTTTCATCAGCCATTAAGATATCCCTACAGTTGTTGTTAATGCTTTATCAATGGCATATGGAAAATAAGCTATTCTATTAGTACCATTAAATAAACTTCTGTTATTTGCAAAAAAGGTAGAAGGTGTTCCTTCATCTGTTGATCCTTGATTCATTAAATTTAGAACTGCATTATCTTGCCACCACTTGCGTAATTGTGCAGGTGACCACCCTGGATTTAATTGTAGTATTAAACAACTCATTCCAGAAACTTGTGGTGTAGCCATTGATGTTCCGCTAAGGTTTAATACGCTTGTATCGTTAACGTTATCAGCACTCATAATATTTGTACCTGCCGCCCATATATCAACTCTAGGACCTTTATCACTATCTGTTGCCGTCGCTTCAGCATTATTATATAACGCACTATCTAAGTTACCAACTACAATAGTGTCAGGTCCTATATTGCCTGCACCTCTGTTGTAATATACAGGGTTGCCTGCCGCTATTGGTCCTGTAGCAATACTTCTTGTAATATAATTGTCATAATCTATATCTCCGTCATAGCAAAGTTTTTGATATTGATTGCCTGCACTCTTAATATAATGTATACCTTCGTCTTGCATTTCTTCAACTTCAACATTAAGTTGATAAAGATTTGCATTAAATCTACTAATAGCATCACCAATCATTCCGTAGTCAGCACTTTTAACACTTCCTTGACTAACACCTCTAAATAGAATATCTGTTATGCTAGTAAAGTATGCTTTATAACCCCAACTTGCTCCAACTACTGTTGGTCTCTTAAATCCTGTAACAGGATCAACAGTTTTAGCTTTATGAAATTCTTTAATTGCATCAAACCAAGCATCTTGACTTACTAAACCAGTATCCAAACAATAAATGGCAGAGTTTTTAGCCCAGCCATAATCTTTTCCTACAGCCGTCCCACAACAATGGGTTGCATGATAACTTGAAGAAGCATCAGAATAATCTTGAACTGGAAGACCTCCCATATTAGGAAGTGTATTCCATTGGAGCTCAACTAAACGACTAGTACCGTTTCTATCTTGCCATTGTTCGTGTGTATATCTAAAATTACCTTCTTGATGAACATAATCAACACCAGTACCATCTAAATGATAATCATAAGTTGTACCAGCTGTAAGATCACTACCAACATTTAATCCCCAAGCACTTGCTGTATTACTTTGTCTTAATAATCCCCAATTGCCTCTTGTTGTTGAAGTAGAGTTTCTCATCCAACCATTCCCACCTTCAGGAGCTGGTTGTGTATAGTCTAACCAGTCATCACTCCATACTAGTGGAATATTAACATCTCCAACTCTAGGATCGTTTTTAAGTTTTATTGCTTCTTCGTCTGTAAGGGCTATTTCAAAAATACGTTTACTAGAAGGTCTAGTGTTTACGTTTTGTACTTGTCTATCAGGAATTATATCACTATTAACAGTAGCGTCTAATGTAGTATCTCGATTAAGAGCGTTAATGACCTCTTCTTTGTTGAAGCCTTTGTGTAAAGAAACAACATAATGTTTTTCACTCATAGCTTCTCCTATTCAGACTTTGGATTATCACTCTTGACCTTAGCTATATGATCTTTCCAAGTAGTAGTATCATCAAGTAGGTCTTTATACTGCATATCTAATTGATCGCCTATACTTCCGTAGCCAGCCATTCTAGCAACTTTCCAAGCATTTGCATCAATCCTAGCTTGTTCTTCTGCACGTGAAGTATTTAGAGTAGCTTGTTCTTCACCAGTCAACTCAATTACTACACCATTTACCATTTTCTTTTCATTTGCCATATCTTATGCCATACCTAATAATCTGAAAGTCCCGGAACTAAAAGTACCGTTAAAACAATGCAATTTTAGATCAGTGAAAGTCGCGACCGCACACATTCCTGACCACAGAACTGTACAAGGACCATCATCGGTTGAAATTCCTTGTCCAGTCATCACCACTGCGTTTCCGTTTACTCTAAAATCTATATAGCCGCTCCATCTTAATGGAGATGCCCAAATATTATGAGGAGTTAAAACAACGTATTCTCCGTTCCCGCCTGTCAGAGTCGAGTTCCCGTCTGCAACAAATGTTCCTGAATTGTCAAATGAATTCATACCGTGTTGAGCCCAAGTATCTATACTTGAAAACCCGTCATTGCTTATTGATAACTCAGTTCTGGTATTGGCGCTCCTGACAACATCTTCCATTTCTAGTCGCACAACACTATACGCGGCAAGATTTAGAGTTGACCATGTTAACGTCTGGGTGGTAGGAGTATCAGATTCAATTTCTGTCCAACCACCACCGCCACCGCCGGACTGATCAACCCAATCTAAATTACCAGTACCGTCTGTTTTTAATACTTGATCTGCATCTCCATCATCATCTGGAAATGTTAATGTATAACTTGCTCCTGCTGAATGTGGTGGAGCTTTAAGTTTAATACCATGTGTGTTTTGATCACAGTTTAATTGAATATAACCATCTGTTACTCCTGCTGTTCCTTTAGCTTCTAAACTTGGTTCACTTACAGTAGATATTAAATTAAGTTTTGCTATTGTTACTTGATCATCTCCAACAGTTTCTAACCAATTTGTACCATCTGAGAATATTAATTTACTTGTTGAACTATTATAAATTAAATCGCCTGCTTGTCCAGTAAGTCCTGCTACACCTGCCGTGTCAAAGCTACCAAGACGTAAAGGTGCTTGTTGTATTACAACGGCATTAGCCGCATCAAGTATTAAATTACTTGCTGAAGTTATAGTTGGTATACCTGCACCAGAGCTTGTTATAGAATCTGCTGAAATAGAGTCGGCAATTATATTAACAGTTGTTAGTGTATCAGTAGCATCGTTATATATTAATCCTGCGTCGCCCCCAAATGAACCTGAATCATTAAATTGTACTTGTGTATCAGCACCGCCTGGTGTTCCACCTCCACCGCCGCCTGAGGCAACAAATGTAATTGCATCACCACTTGTAGTAATTGTCATATTAGCACCAGCAACAAAGGTTAATGTATCTGTTGTAGTGTCTGCTACTACATCTGATTGACCTGCTACTGATATTGTTTTGAATGAATCTTCGTTTAATTCACCTGTTCCTGACGGAGTTGACCAACTTAAAGTTTCAGCCCCGTCAGTTGTTAATACTTGGTTTACAGTACCATCACCATCGGGTAAAATAAATGTCTTGTTTAATGTTACAGCGGTTGGTGATCTAAACGCCATAAAGTTAGTATTATTACCATCATAGTATCTAACTTCTTTAGCACTTGCTAGTTTAATATTACCAGCAAATTGTACTTCATTTACACCATTTGCAATACTACCTGATACATTAAAAGCATCTGTATTAATTGTAGTTGCTGTAACAGTTGTTGCACCAAGAACATTTGTACTTGGATTATAAGTTATAGAAGCATCTGTTCTTAAGTCTTGACCATTACTATCGCTTAAAGAAACAAAAGTTACAAATTGTGTCGCCGCTGTTGCGTTAGCTACTGTAGTAACAGTTGCCGCATCAACATTGTTTAATGCTCTTGGTTCCCATTTTGATGTTGAATTTTTAAAACTTAAAACGTAATCATCAACTGGAGTTGTAGTAGTTGTATCAACGTCACCTAAATCGTCAATATTGTTTATGCTACTTGCAACTGTACCTGGTCCCCAAGTACTAGCACCTAAATCAAATACTAGTGCTTGTCCATTAGTTGCTCCTGCTGTTCCAACATCTACTAGGTCACCTAAGTTCCCAACATTAAATGTTATGTTACCTTCTGTATCACTAGCAGTTGAAATACCAGTTCCACCTACAAACTTAATTGATTCTCCAGTACTAACTGTTCTTATTGTTGAATCGTCAGCGGCAACATTTAATGCTGTTAAGCCGTCGCCTTCTTTTACTAACGCAAACCATTGTGTGTCATGTGCAAAATAGGCTTTGCCTGTTGCATGAACATGAGCAAACATTCCATGATATATGCTTGGATCTACAGCAAACAATTCTGCTTCTGTATCAAATTTATTAGCAAAGAAAACTTTACCTGTTGTTTTAATATCAAAAGCTGAAGTATTGCCTCTTCCTAAAACTGTATTAAGAGTATCAAGTTCAGTAACTACATTTGTAAATTTAAATGATGTTGTTGAATGATCGTAGTAAACAACTTTACCATCATCTGATGGTAAAACTGTGGCAACATTAGCTAAACTTGAAAGGCTTGCCGCTTGTATACGTGCATCAGCTCTAGCATTTGAAAAGTATAAATTTTCTGTACCTTCAGTAATTGCATCTGTTGTAATTCCTGCTGATAGATATCCAACGTCATTTGCAAATGCACTTAAAGCCGTTGGTACCTCAGGAATTTGAGGTTTATTTGTTAGGTCATTATAGTCACCACTGAATGGATTATTAAATGAAACATTATTAATTCTAATGTCTGTCGCATTAATAGTTCCAGCATTAGTGACCCCAGCGCCACCTAAATCAAGGTTATCACCTACTGGTAATTCCTTAATTTTATTGTCGTCTAGTACATCGACTATAAGTGGTATTCTATTTGCCATTGTTGTTTCCTATTTTACACATATTTATTTCCGCTTTCATTAGAACATTCCGCCGCTGTCGCCAATGTGCCTCACATCTATAGTATACTGGAAAGTCATTCCATTTCTAGCTGTTTCATCGTCAGTTTTAACTTGAAATCCAGATTCGCAGTGGTAGATGTAATCTCCTGTTTGACCATGGCTTTCCTCACCCATATCCAAAAGAGTAATTTTTTCTTCTGTTCCAGCCACATCAAAAAGTCTTATAAGTGGTTGTTCACCATCACCTAGGTTACGCATACGTGATCCAAAAGTAACCGAAGTAGTCCTTGGATTTGAAACTCCACCTAATGAAGTGTCATATTCACCCTCTGATCTAACTGCTCCTATATTTGTAGCTGTACCTGGATTATCAAAATCACGGTATGATTTACGGTAATAATATCCAACTTTATCTTTAACTAAAGGAATCGGATCACCTAAGTAACTAGCTGGTGCAGTATCTGTTTTATATAGTGCTATTTGTGATAGATAAAATGTTCCACCTTGTGTTGCGCCATGATTGACTTGATTAGATGTTGCCCATAAATATCCATCTCCGCCCCAAGTCTCAGCTGTTCCATCAAAGTCGTCTCCTGATAAAAGTCCCCAATGTATTTTTAATCCTGCATTTATTTCATCAAAGTACCAAGTCCCTGCGGCATCAGTAGTAAAAGCTATATTTTTCTTTTCCCACGTATTAGCCGCACTAATAGTATATTCCATTGGCATCGCACGTTCAGGAGGTGCTTGACCATTTCTAAATCCAACAACATAAGTTCCTGTCATAGATGATTTAACCCAAAAAGATAACATTAAATCTTGACCGCCATGAAGCGATGCATAATCACTTCCAGTAATTGTATATGTTAATCTACTATAATCACTAACTCCTACTGTGCCGCTATTATCACCTGAATTAAGCATTTTCAAACTATATGCAGATTGGTGTCCTGCCTGGGCGGCAGTAGGTACGTCTGTAGATCGAGATGCAGTATATTCTACATCACCAGTTTTTTCATATCGCATAAGTGTAGAAGTAAATTTTTGATCGCCTTCTTCTCCAAGTACAATAGATGTATGTTCCATCCATTGAGTAAAATCACCGTCAATTAAATAGTTTCGGAGATCTCCTCCTCCACCACCACCGCCACCTGCCGCTGTAAATGTTACTGTATCTGTGGTAGCATTAGTAGTAATTGTCATATTACTACCAGCTTCAAATGATAATGTATCTGTAGTTGTATCTGCTACAATATCATCTTCACCATCTATTGTTATTGTTTTGAATGAAGATTCATTGGTTTCACCACCTTCGCTAGGTACTATCCAACTTGGTGCAGTTGCACCTGCGGCAAAAGTTAATACTTCATCCGCAGGCGTTCCAGGTTTTGCTAGTCTTGTAAAAAGGCTACCATTATGATAAAGAATATCTCCTTGAGCTGATGAACCCGGTTCTACAATAAGACCTGTCGCCGATATTTGAATCGCATCACCGGCAGTAGTCATTGCTATATTATTACCGTCAATTAATGATAATGTATCTATAGTTGTATCTGCTATAACATCTGATTGTCCTGCTATTGTAATTGTTTTGAATGAAAATTCATTAGCTTCTGCACCTACAGGTGCGTGTGCCGCCTGTGAATGTGTATATGCTGTATCGTAATTAGTTTTTAAAGTATTTGTTAGATTGTTCTGTGTAAGTCCACCATCACCTACTGTATAAGTTGTATCAGCATCTACTTTCCATTTAAATGATGTTGATGAATGCTCGTAAAACAGTACTTTATTGTCATCGCCTGCTACTACTGAAGCAACGTCTGTTAAGTCAAATAAATTTGCTAATCCAATACGTGCATCTGCTCTAGCATTTGTATAATAAAGATTAGTTACACCTTCTTCCAATGCATCTGTATCTGCTGGACCACCACCGCCACCTGTTGCATCTTCTTTCCATTTAAATGAAGTAGTAGCATGATCATAATATAAAATTTTACCATCATCACCGGCTACTACCGCATCAACATCTGTTAGTGTTGTTAAACCTGTTAAGGCTATACGTGCATCAGCTCTTGTATTTGTATAATAAAGATTAGTTACACCTTCTGACAAATCATCTGTATTAGCGGCTGTAATTCTTGCATCAGCTCTTGCATTTGTGTAATATAAATTCGTTGAACCTTCTGACAAATCATCTGTATCAGCGGCTGTAATTCTTGCATCAGCTCTTGCATTTGTGTAATATAAATTTGTTCCTTCTGCTACTGCCGTTGTATTAAGTGTTTGAAAAGTTTTATCACCTCTGTAATATTGTACACTTGTTCCAGCAGTAATTGTTGGTTCTTTTGCCGCTATTGAATTTGTTACTGTAGTTGAGAAATTAGCATCATCACCTAACGCCGCGGCTAGTTCATTTAATGTATCTAATGCACCTGGTGCCGAAGCAATTACTGAATCAATTTTTAATTGTGCTCTAGAATCTGCTCTAGCATCTGTAAAATATAAATTAGTGTCTTCTTCTAAGTCTGCTGTAGTATTATTAGTTAATATTAATTTACTATTAGTAGTATCAACTAGTAATGTTGAATCGTCACCTAATATTGGTTGTGCTTTAATACTGCCACTAAAATCAAAGTTACCATCATCGTCTACGCTTAACTGCGATTCACCTATATGAATAGTAGTTCCACTTAGATATAAATCTTTAAAACGTAATGAACTAGACCCTATGTCATAAGCAACATTAGTGTCAGGTAAAATATCTGAAGATACACTACCAAGTTTTGTTGTTACTCTAGCATCTGTAAAAAATAAATTAGTTGAACCTTCAGTTATGCCATCTGTAGTACCAGTGAATGTTGTTCCACCACCATCTGTAATTCCATACCCTGATAGTGTAGTTGGTTTATCTGATAATACAGTAAAAGGAATAGTGCTATTAGCAGTATCAACTAGTAATGTTGAATCATCACCTACTATTGGATTGTTTGATTTAAGTCCGCCACTAAAACTAAAGTTACCATTAGCATCTACGCTTAATGAAGAAGTACCTAAATGAATAGTATTTCCACTTAGATATAAATCTTTAAAACGTAATGAAGAAGAACCAATGTCGTAAGCAACATTAGTGTCAGGAATAATATTTCCTTTTACAGTTCCATCTAAATTAATTTTACTAGAAACTGCATCTACTAATACTGTAGAGTCATCTGCAAATACAGATCCTTGGATGTCAGCCTTTTGGGCTATTGATCCATCGTGTGTTGCAAATAGTTCTGTGAAGTTAGCATTAACTTTAGTAAAGGCTGTACGGATAGGATCTCCATCACCCTTGTTTGCACTTGTTCCTATATTAATATTTTGTTGTGCCATCTTATACCCGTCCTACTACTACTTCGATGATACCTTGATCACCGCTAGTTCTAGTTTCTAATGCTTTACCTATTACTGTTCCTATTTCTGGATTAGTACTTGCACTTGCAAATCCTTCTGTTGAGCTAGTTACAAGCATTTGTCCTTTTCTAACCATACCAATAACTTTAACTTTTATTCTACCTTGTAAGGCAATTGCTGTTACATTATTACCTTCTTGATTTGAATTCATTAAGTATGCAGGATTTTCTGAAACTATTCCAGCAACTCTATTATCTCCACGAACTTTTGTAACAGTTACTTCTTCGTCGCCACCAAAGACTACAACTGTACCTGGTTCGTATACTGCATCTGCTGTATAATTTTCCGCCAAGTCAGCGTATTGTGCCTGTGTAGCTGTACCATTAAATATTGTTGAGTAGATAGTGTTATATCTCTTAGTCGCCGAACCGATAATATATGTGTCATCAAGTGCAGGTTCAAATCCTGTTCCTGTCGCTATAACTACTTTTGCTCCGTCGGCTACAAGAGCAATCTCTCCTGCGGCACTAAATCCTGTGTTTGCTCCTATACTAATACCTGTACTCGCCGCATCAAGTTCTCCTGGTGCTTCAATAAATGAACTGTGTATCCAGTCAACAGCTAATCTTGATTCTCCAGCAAGTGCCGAGTTAGCTTGGAAGCTACCTTCTGTTACACCAGTATTGCCAATGTTAAGACTTCCTGCCATGCTAACAGTTGGGTTACTTGCTCCAACTGAACTCATAAATATTGCACCACCTGGAGTACTTAAATTAACAGTAGTACCAGTAGTATCTATAATTAGGTATGTATCAACTTTAATTCCTTGTGAAGCTACGTTACCTGATCCATCAGTTTTAACAATTTTGTCAGCTTCACCAGTTGTAGTAGTGTCGATTATTCCGGATTCTGTAACAATGTCGGCAAATGTAACTTCTGTAACTGGTCCTGAAACACCTGAATTATTAGCTAATGCTGTTTTGTCAGCAATATTAATTATTTTATCATAATTAACTGAACCAGTAGTTATTTCTATCCAACCGTCAGTTGCTGTAAAGTTAGCACTATCAAAACTAGCAACACCTAAATCTGCTTGTGTAATTGCTGTAGCATTTGCTCGTGTAGTTGCCGCATTTAAGTCTAATTTACTTTGTGCTATAGCGGCATCGGATTTTACGTCAGCGTTTACAATTCTATCAGCAACTAATCTAAATTCTACAGTTGCACCAGTTTGTGTTCGTTCAACGTGAAGTGTAACATCAGTTGCTGGATCTTCTACAGCAAGTGCATACTCATCCAATGGTCCTAGTTTTAGTTGGGCAGTAACACCGCCACCAGTATCAACAATATCAGCTATACTAAAGTTATTACCTGATGTTTTTGTATATGTTAATAAATTATGTGCTACGCTATTAATTGAAACGTTTTCAACATCAACAACTGTACCAGTTGCACTAGTACCACTGCCAGTAATATTATCGTTAACTTGGAAGTTACCACCAGCCGCTGGTTCTGTATAAATTCTGTATTTTCCTGTTGTTACAATTATTTGATCTGCGGCAATTGTATTTGTTTCAACATCAAGCATTTCTTGGATTGTATCACCAGCCGCAATTAAACTATCAACGTAACTCTTAGTCGCCGCATCTTGGTTACCAGATGGATCTCTTAAGTTAGCAACTGTATATGTTCCACCCGCATTTTGATCACCAGTAAATGCTAATACACCACTTCTAGCTAATGTACCTGGACCTATTTGGTTATTTACACCAACACCTGCATGGTTAAATCCTAAACGTCTATTAACATAACCTCTTACTGCCGCTTCAGTTGGTACTGAATCACTAGCGTTGTCAGTCATGCCATCGTCTGCACTAAACTCACTAGCTACAACACCACGTTTAAATCCTAATCCATCTAAGTTACTTAAAGCAATACTTGCCGAGAATGTAACTGTACCAGTACCTTGGTCAACTGTAAAGAATCTACCAACTCTAAACATACCATCTTGGTCTGTACTTACATAGAACACTCTACCTTTATCACGTTCGACAACTTCTTTTTCTTGGTCAGCAGTTTGTGCCGCAGGACCTAATGTTACATTCGGGAAGTTTGTAGTGTTAAAGCTACCTGTACCAATGTCTAAGAAATCGTGTCCTGTTGCTCTACAAGTTGAAATATTAATAGTAATATTTCCACCTTCAGTTTTTTGTAGTCCGCATCTAAGAGTAACAATTGTTACTGTGTTTACAACTGTACTAACAATTCCAGCGGATGTAGGCGGTACGTTAAGATCTGAATCTTGGAGATCTGAAATACTAACAGTAGCATATCCAGTTCTTTCAATGTAATTGTTAACAATATGAGTTTTACCATCCCAAGCAAAAATCATATCTCCTGCATTTAATCTAGCTACGTCTGATTCATTAGAAACTAGTCCAACAGCTAAAACAACATCGCCGGCTGTAGCACCCATTGTAGTACCTGATCCAGCAAATGTATTAAGTGCCGCATTTCCGTTGTCAATAATTAATTTAATATATCTGTATGTACTATCAAAAGTAACAACTCTGTCTGTGGCAGGTAATGCAGTACCAAGACTATCTGTTACACCATAGTTAATTGTTCTATATGTTATATCAACATTTTCATCAAATGTAAGTGCCGTAAATGGTTTAGTAATAAGTTTGTCAACACCACTAACATGAAAGTTTAAGTTATTTCTAATAATAACTTTTTGCCCGTCAGTTAATACATCAAGTAATCCTGCTTTTGTAGTATTGTCTTGGCCTGTTGTAGCAAGATTTAATTGATAAACAGCTTCATCTCTAACTGAATTTTTAAATGTAAAGTCAGTGACAACCACTTGGTTACTTGTAGCAATTGTAACTTTTTGTGCATCACCGCCACTAACGTAAGTATGTACTATTCCGCTTTTATAAGTTGCAAATATAAATGTATCTACTGTAGGAACATCATAAATTTGGAATATTCCGGAAGAGTTATCTAAGTCTGGATATATTTTTGTTCCAAACTGACAACTCATTGTAACGTTGCCAATTTTAACAAGGTCAAGTTTGCCGTATCCGTGTGCTGATGCTGTAGTAACTGTAATTAATCCAGTTGTATTGTCGTAAACAAACCCTGTAATACTAAAACCGCCACCTACGGGTGTTGCAGTGGCTAAATCTATTGTACCACCACTAACATAAGTCTGTTCAACGGCACTAGGTGGTAAAAAGAAACCTAATCTATCAGCATCGGGTTTTGTGTTTACAGCAAATATTCCTGCGTCTGTTGGTTGTGGATAAATCTTAACGCCTTCACTACAAGACATTTTAATACTAAACAAGTCACAAGTATTAGCCGCTACAAGTCCGTGAGGTGCATCACAAGTAACTGTAGCAATACCTGTAGCTTCATCATAAACAAAATTTGTAATGTTTACTCTACTTGGGCCACTAACAACACCGCCACTAACGTAAGTATGGACAACTGCACTTATACCTAAGTCGATTTCAAATTCATCTGCTGTTAGTCCTGATGCTAAAACTGTAACAGTTGTTGATGGTGTAACGTGTGGATATGTTTTATTTCCGAAAGAACAATCTGTTAAAATATCTCTTATCTGGATTAAGTCATCTATTGCTCTACCATTTGCAACTGCGGTAACTTCAGTTTGTACACCAACAATTGGTGTTGATTGTACAGTTGAAACTTCATATCGTGCTCTACCAATTACCCCACCGTGATCAATTTCAATTTCACTTTTTGCTTGTGGAATATATTCAACATCACGAACAAAAATCTTTAAACTATCAACTAGGTGATCATATGTTGCACCGTCATCATAAACCCTAGCAGTTTGAATCATGTTCTCAGCTGTAGTAATTAAGTCTGGTGCTTCGTTTGGATCTGATCCTGCCGCTACCATTCCGTATGTACCGTAAGAGTTAGATCCGTTTAATGATCGAATATCACTACCGTTATTGGAAAAATAAGCTACTTCAGTATAATATGTAAATTGTGAAACAAGTTCAGCCATTGCACCATTGTTACAAATAGTACCATAACCTAAATCGTTAAGTTGAACAAAGTCGTTTGCCAACATACTTCTCATACCAGAAGTTTGTAAAGTAATATCGCATGGCATAGGTTGTGTAAATCCGCCGTTACTAACACCCGACGTTGGATTTAAAAGAATTTTTGCAGTACCTGCCTCTTTATCATAATTTGTAACAGCATCAACTTGATATCTATGTCCGTCAATGTAGAATGGACAAGGTACCTGTGGTTTCTTTATTCGTAAACCTTGGCCAACTAAACTTTGTACGTTTAGTGTAAAGTTGTCGTCTTTGCTGTTAACTACTGTAGTAAGATTTCCAGCAAAACCGTCAATATATAGTCCGCCTCTAAATGCTTTTTTATTTAGGCTTCTTGCAAAACTTGAGTTTGTTTGTCCGTATGGTGATTTAGTTAAACACGCACCATCTGGATCAAGAACAGCCATAAATCCGCCGTGTCCTTCACAAGTTAGATTTCTTAAAATTGTTGCATCATTCATTAAGAAGACATCCATGTCTTCGTTATTTTTTGCTGTACTTTCGATATCTGTTGGGTCGGTTAAGTAATGATATCCATAACTTGGATCATCAAAGTCTGGCATTCCAGTAAGACCATTTTCAATTACATCTTGTAAGAAGTCTACTAAAGTAGGAACTTTAGTTTGGGCTACAGCTTCACCAACTGTAGAATCTAAAACTTGTGTTGTAACTGTTTGTGCTGATGTCCATACAGTATTCGTTAAAATAGCGCCTAAGATTTCTTTCATCTTACCGTATGCGGCCGCAGTTTCAACTTGGGCCCCTGGAACTATTGTAGTATTTTCATCAAAGTATTTGTCAGCATTAAAGTGGGTTTTTGAATTACCACCCCATTTTAAATCAAATATTATTCCGTCAAGAACATAACCCATGTCTCGTTCACACGTTTGATTCTCACTTGATGTGTGGAAATCTGGGAATTGAACATTAAACCATGCAATAACTTCGTCTTTAATATATTCTTTGTTTAATGCTATTAAGTTTGTTGCATTAGGATTCAGTTCAGGTAGTATTGCAATATCATCAAAAACCGGATCTCTAAAGAAATATAAATCTTTCCATGGGCTTTCAGATATGCCTGGTTTCGGATAGATAATTACACGTCTAAATTCGTCACCTTTAAGTGAAACATTGTCGCTAACTCTAATTGGATAATGTTCTAAGTATGATCCACTTTCTATATGAACTGTAATTTCTGGATCTTTAACTGTATAACCAAATTCTAATTCTTCAGCTATGTCAAAGCCTCTTGGTTCTAATAATTCTAATTCAACTGTATCAACAGTAGCACCTTGTGTGTATTTTACAATTCGTCCAAGTGTTCCAGAGGTTTTACCTCTCATAATTTTACCTGGAATAAGATCGTTGTTTAGTGGATTAGCTTGATCAGTATTTCCTTGTCCACCATTTGTAATAGTAATTTCCCAAGTGCTACCTTCAACAAGTTGTGGTGCGTCTTTATAATTAGGACCTGTAATAAGTGCTATAATGATATCCCATTTTGCACCTACAGATACTTGTCCTGGAGCATCAACAACTTGGTTAGTATCAATAACTTGTGTGTATGTAGTTTGATATAATGTTGTTTCAACTGTATTTGTAATAACTTTGTTATGTAAATTTTTAGCAAAATTGTTTGCCGCAAGAGTTTGTACACCTTGTGTTTGTCTTGCTTTTTGTCCGCTTACACTACTATAAAATCTATAACCAGTGTTTATAGCGTGGTAGTTGGCTGTTAGACCATCTAACATATCTAATACAATACCGTCTAGGGTATAACCCATGTCTCGTTCACATAAGTCTCTTAAGTATACGTGTTCTGGAAATGTTTGATTAATATAAGCTACAGTTTCTGCAAGAATAAAGTCTCTATTTGCATCTGTTAATAATTTTACTTCTTCGTAACCACTACTATTTTTTACACCAGATGTTGCTACTATTGATTTATTATTTCCAGAAAAGTAAGTAACGTCTTGTATATAAGGACCAATTCCAATTGGTGCTGTATCAATTATTTCTTCAGCTTTGAGTGCCGCCGCACTTAAAGTTCTGTATGCATAGTTATGAGATCGACCTTCACTACCAACTGGTACACCACGCATACTATCGTCCCCAGCAGTACTAACGTATAAATTTTGTTGTGATGCGAATGAAGAATTATCAACATAATATTTTGATACTGCTTGTAGTACATCTGGATTAGTAGCAGGTATAATTTTTGGAGCGTCAGTTTGTCCTGCTTTTAATATACAATCAGCAGTAGCACTTACAAATGTATGTGCATTTGAATTTGTTACACAACTAGATGTAGCACTTATAAATGTATGTGTATTTGAATTTGTTACACTATTAGAAAGAGCACTTACAAATGTATGTGCTGACGTATCACTTGATATACCAACATTCATTGTAATTGTTGTTGCTGTTTTACTTGTAATTTCTACTGGTGTATCGTATACAAAGTCAGACCCACCTGGCCCCGCCGATCCTGTTGCTCTTGGATATGTATGATTTGTTGCATTACTATCTAAGGCACAAGTAAAAGTTAAACTATCTGTAGCAATATCAACAAAATTACCAACTTCTAAAGTATGTGCTCCAATAGTTAATTCCATTACTCCTGTTGCTGGTGTGTATGTTGCCGCTGATGGAGTATAAGAGGTAATGTTTCCAGCACCAACATCGATTGTAATTGTTGTTGCCCCTACTGCCGAAATTGCAACTGGTGTATTATAAACAAAGTCAGCACCACCTGGTCCCGCAGATCCACTTGCTCTTGGATATGTAGATTGCGTAACATTATTATCAAAGGTACAAGTAAAAGTTAAACTATCTGTAGCAATATCAACATGGTCACCAATTTCTAAAGTGTGTACCCCAATGGTTAATACCATTAATCCTGTTGACGGTGTGTATATTGCACTTGTTACATCATAATTTACAATATTTCCAAGGCCGACATTTACAGTAATTGTTGTTGACCCTACGTCTGAAATTATAACTGGTGTGTTGTAGGCATAGTCAGCACCACCTGGTGCAGTTGATCCAGATGATCTTGGATAGCTGGAAGGTGTAGCGCCACCATCAAAGGTACAATTAAAAGTTAAACTATATGGAGCAATATTAACATAGTGACCGATTTCTAAATCATGTGATCCTATTGTTAACTGCATTTCTCCATCGTCAGGTGTATATGTTGCGCCTGATACACTATAAGTTACAACGCCAACGATTGAATTTATAATAGCAACTAGTTCTGTTATTCTATCACCTGATCCTGTTTCACCATTATTTGCAATTGTTGTTTGTGAAGTAACTGATTGTACGCCTGTGTATGTAGTATTTGTTAAAATAAAGTCTTTAAGAATATCTCGTACTTTATTATTAATTGCTACAGCATAAACTGTTTCGCCTGGACCTAGTCGTGAACTAGCGCCATCCCAATAAAGTTTAGCTACTCTAATTGATTCTGAATTACCACCGAATTTTATATCGTGTGCAATTGCATCAATATTAAATTTTACATCTCTTTCACATTTTACATGATGTTCACCAGTTGATATACAATCAGCAGTAGCACTTACAAATGAGTGTACTGATGTATCACTTGATATACCAATATTTACAGTAATCGTTGTTGCATCTATTGCCGTAATTCCAACTGGTGTACTGAAGGCAGGGTCGTACCCACCTGGTGCAGTTGATCCAGTTGCTCTTGGATAGCTATGCTGGGTAGCATTACTATCTAAGGCACAAGTGAATGTTAAACTAGCAGTAGCAATATTAATATAGTTACCAATCTCGAAACCGTGTGTTCCAATAGTTAATACCAATACTCCTGTTGTAGGTGTATATGTTGCTCCTGATACGCTATAAGTTGAATCATGAACTCCTGGATAGTTTGCATCAAACCAAGCCATAACTTCGTCAGCTACATATTCTTTATTTTGTGTTATAAGGCTATATGCATATGGCGATTGTGGAGTAGCACCTGCATGAGCACCTGGATGATCATGTAAGTATAATGCTCCGGTCATTGTGTCACCATCGCGTCTTACAACAGATTCTCTTGGAAGTGCTTCAGTTGAAATCCAGTTACCAGCTAATACATTATCGTATGCGGCATCAAACATTGTTTGTAGGCCGGATCCACTACCTGCTGGTACACTAATTCTTACTCTTGTACTATCATCATTATTTTGTGCTTCTTCTTCTGATGGGTGAAGACTTACTTGGTCTACTGTAACAAATCTTAAGTAATATGTTGTTCCTGAAGATAATCCTGTAGCATCAGTTCCTGTTGAATTATATTTGTATGCAATACCATTTGAATTGACTTCGAAGCCGTGCCCAGTAGCAACAACATTACCACCTGAAAATGCTTCAATAGTAAATGTATATGAATTAGCACTAGCTGGTTCAGTTCTTAGTCTAACTTGTCCAGACGCACCTGGGCCACCTGCTGATCTTAAATAACGAGCATCACTATACCCTCGTGTAATAACTAAATCATCTAAAGTAAATGATGTACCGTGTGCTACGTTTAGAGCAAGGACAGCCGCTGTGGAAATATCTGGGTTAGCAATACCTTGGTTAGCCGCATTTAATGGACCACCAAGACTTGGAGTAGAATCTGTACTAATAATTGTGCCAGTATTACTAATTTTAATTTCGTCTGCTTGTAATGAATCAACGGTAATACCCTGTCCGCCGACAATACTTTTCATTAGTATTTCGTCGCCGACAGCGTTTGATTGTGGAACTTTGTATGCGCCTAGTTGATCAGGAACATCACTTAATGATCTAAAAGATATCTGTCCGCCTTGTCCAAAGACAGCATATAGTTCTGTAAAGTTTTCATTTGCTTTACGAAACGATTCTCGTATACTATCACCAGTACCGTCGTTACCTTCTACACCAATGTTAACACTTTGTTTAGCCATTGTTTAAAATCCTACTGATTCACCACATCCGCAACTAGAAGTAGTTGCTGGATTAGTAATATCAAAAAATGATCCAAATAGTTCTTCTTTATAATTAATCGTTGATCCTATCAAGTACATTTGACTTAATGAGTCAATTGCAAATTTACCTTTGTCTAAATCAATTACTTCGTCTTTATCTTCTACAGCGTCTGACATAGTCCAGTCATATTGCATTCCTGCACATCCGCCACCCTTCATAGATAGGCGTACGACCGGTTTATTTTTAGCGGCCAGCATATAATTCATCTGGTCTTTTGCTGAATCTGTCAATGTTACTATTGCCATCTTAGTTCCTTTGTACTTGTATTTATCAATATGTCTAAAATCCTAATGTAATTATAAATAGCTATATGTTTATAAGAACAGAACAGACTGTACAATACTTTATGCGTAAGGGCGTAAAAGGCGTACACCACCCTTATAAACGTAATAAAACGTTAGTTTATTTTAAATGTGATAGTTGTAGTAAAGAATTTATACGTGATAAGGGGCGTATAGACCCTAAAAGACTATGCGACGATTATTCGCACGTATGCCCTAGCTGTGATCCGAAAAAATTTGCTCAAAAACGGGGTGTTGAACAACGAAAAAGATTAAACTTGCGGGTGGACAGTATGACCGACATCACAAAAATATGATGCCGATACACACTATCTTTATAAGTAATTCTTATTACTCAGATTTCCAAATATTATAAACTCCCCAAGCAAGAGCTCCCCAAATAAGTACTTTAGTTAAGGGCATCAAGCCTAGGATAACGATTATCGCCGCACCACCGATTATAAATCCGTTCCATGATGTGCGTTCTTCAATACGTCCTTTAATCCATTCAAACATAATAATTACTCCTTACAATGCTTTGTGTAGTTGACTCACTAATTTTGATTTAACTAATCTACGATCTAACTCTACACCGTGCTCTCTTCCTATCTCTTCTAACTTAACTTTAGTAAATTTAGAAAGTTGTGCTTTAGTATAAAGTTTCTTTTTAGCTTTTTTCTTTCCGAAAACTTCCTGGACAGCTTCCACTGGACAGCCAGCCGCGAAGGTCTTTTTGGACCAGTGAGTTTGTGTAACGTGGTCTTCCAATTTAGGTTCGCAACATTCTGGATCTTTGTGAATGTTTCCTGTAAAGATGTCAATCAGCCATTTGAACATAGCTTGTAGTCTCCTCAATTGTAGTCTGTTGTATATTTAGTTGATTTTAAGTCTTATGTCGTAATATTGACGTTTTTGCCCTTGCTTTTAGGGTCACAAAAGGGCGGTATCTGAGTTTTTTCTTTTAATCTACTCTGTTTAAGCCCTGTTTTTGCTACTGGTTCTACCTTTTTAATCTTTTCTGTGGATAACGTTCCAGCAATTCTCATGACGTTTGCCATGAATCTTCCTATGCCGTATGATCGATCAATTTTCATTGTAAGTGTTCTTTTTGTCTTGCTCGTTCGGCTATGCACCATTCGTCATCGGGTTCAAACATACAGTTAAGAACTTTACCAATGCCACCCAATGTAGGTTTTGCTTGTGTTCCATTACCGCCACATTCTGATAGTACCATTAATAATAATACAAGAATTATTATATTCTTTATCATATATTAGTTTGCTGTTATCACTTTTAATTTTTGTACAGTTGCTTTTAACAATGTTGTGTATTCTGGGTTTGTTGAAAATAAATCTAATGTATCAATTAGTTTATCATAGTTATATAGCCCTGCTATAACCATTTCTTCTCGTAATTCTCTAAAATCTTTGTATGCAGGATGATTATTTAATAAGTCAACATAGTCTTGGATTGATTGACATTTTGTTTTATATACTTTAACACCCCATACTGCTTTTGGATTGTCTTTAGGTTTTATTTGCGGAAGTTTGGGATCCCAAGTTCTAACACCAAATAAAGCATTTCCTTCAATTGCAAATCTGCTTGTACCCCAACCTGATTCTAGCCCTGCTTGGGCTTCTATAATCATTGATGGAATTCGTAAACTGTGGGGAGTTGTAAAGTTGATATAATTAACGCATTTTCGTACAGCTAAAATAAAACTTTGTTGATCAGTATAAACAAATTCGGGTTCGTGTAATCCGAGTTTAACTGCTATTTTAGATTGTTCAATTTCAACACGTTCTGTTATCTTGTCAATAATGTAATTATTTGGTTTGAACGTTCCAAAGCCAAAGGCAAAGGCAACGAGTAATATGACTAGTACTACTCCAATAAAAATTTTAAATTTTTTATTATCTTTTAGTTTCATCCTTTTCATACTATACTATAGCATTATTTGGATCAATTGTCAATCAAATTTAATACCAATTATCAGAACACCATGGATCTATAGAATCTTTTGGATTTGGATCCCCATGGAATACAGCCATACACGTTTCACGCAATATGGTTGGTACACCTGGAGTAGCAAAATTCCGTTTTCCTGTTATTCTGGACATTTCAGGTTTACCACGCATTTCCCATTTATAACTTTGTATCCATTCATCTGGCCAAAAACAAAAATCCGTTTTTACATTTGCATACAACCAATCTTGGTCTCCGTGATATCTAGCCGCATGATATTTTGGATTTTCCATAAAACGTTCATAGACTTGACTATGTTGTCCTGTATCAAATCGGACAACACTTGAATTCATTCGATCCCAATTTGATTGTACACATCTATTAAAGTCTCGAATAACACAAAACTGGCCTGGGTTGTAAGTAAACAACTTATCCATGTTTTTAAAGATAATTACGTCTAAATCAATATAAAGAATTGTTCCTTTAAATCCTAAGTGAGGATTAAAGAACATAGGTTTGTACCACCAACCGTTAACATCTGGAATAGCTGGC